ATATCATTTTTTCGATGCCCAGCGTAAAAATGATATTTCTTTTTTATTTTCATATTGTCAGTTTTAGTTCAAACTTAAACCACACAACCCCATAATTAGTATAGGGGGGGGTGGTTTAAGTTTGAACTAAAACTGACAATATGAAAATAAAAAAGAAATATCATTTTTACGCTGGGCATCGAAATAAATTAGCCGGAGAGAAATGTGGAAGATTACATGGACATACTTATGATGTAGAAATCATCTTAAAGTTTAGAGAAATGGTAGATGGAGTAACAATGTTATTTTCTGAGATTGATTTGATTTGTGAACCTATCATAAAACAATACGACCATTACTTTTTATTGAAAGATGATGACCCACTCTGTGAGTTATTAGATTTGGCTAATGAACCTTATATCGCATTACCCTTTGAAACAAGCGCTGAGAATATGGCGATTTGGATATATGGTCAGATAGCTCAGAAGCTTCCTATTATAGAGATAAGACTAAGTGAAACTAAAACATCAACAATTATTTACAATGGCTAGAGAACCTAAATTAAGAATCGCAGAGCATTTTTATTCTATTCAAGGCGAGGGTAGAACAATGGGAATACCATCTGTATTTATAAGATTACAAGCATGTAATATTTTATGCAAAGGAGAGTGGGTTTGTGATACAATTGAAGTATGGAAACAAGGAGAAGGATACACGATTGATAAATTTCTTGTCTTAATGAGAAAATATATTCCTCACTTAAAAGATGGCGCTCATCTTATTTTTACGGGGGGCGAACCTTTGATTCAACAAAAGGCAATAGAGTGGGCTATCCGCTGTTTTAAGCGAGTGTATGGATTCAAACCTTTTATAGAGATAGAAACTAATGGAACGATTGAACCGATGGATGAACTGATTCCAAAAATTGATTTATTTAATGTATCATTCAAATTAAAAAATTCTGGAGTCAAATTTGAAAGACGAATAAAATACGATGCTCTTAAAAAATTAAGAAGATGTAATACTATTTTCAAAGTTGTAATCTCAAATCAACATGACTTTGCAGAGGCGGAAAATATACTAGATAAAATTCAAGCAGATAAAAAAGATATCTATTTAATGCCCGCAGGAGATAATATTAAAGATATTATGAAAGCGAATTCTATCGTAGCAGATATATGTATTAAAAATACAATTAATTTCTCTACTCGATTACAAATAGTATTATGGAATAAAACCGTTGGAGTTTGATTGAGTTTATTAAACATATATTTGGATTTTGTGGCGAACCGCATATTAATATTTTCCATCTATTATTCACGCCAGCCGGCGCGTATTTATATTACAAATTAAAAAAAAATAAAAAATGAAGAAATACAAAATTACTTGGGAAGAAATTTACGAAAAAATAAAAGTCTTAAAAGATAGTTTAGTCAAAGAGGATAAAATATACGGTATTCCAAGAGGTGGGCAAATTGTCGCAGGGCTTACCGGTATGGCTGTAGATACTCCAGAAGAAGCAAATATTATTGTAGATGATTTATACGATTCAGGAGCGACATATAATAAATGGCATGAGAAATATCCAGACAAAGAATATTGTTTTCTTTACAATAAGAAATTTGAACATCAAAATACTTGGTTAGAGTTTCCATGGGAAGAGTCTGGAGAGAAAGAAGTGGAAGAAAATGTGATTAGATTACTTGAATATTTTGGAGAAGATACTAATAGAGAAGGCTTACAAGATACTCCAAAAAGATATATTAAATTCTTTAAGGAATTTCTATCCCCTCCAGAATGGAATTGCACGACTTTTGATTCAGAAGGTTACGATGAAATGATTGTTCAAACGAATATACCTTTTCATTCTTTATGCGAACATCATATTGCGCCATTCTTTGGAGAGGGGCATATCGCTTATATACCAAATAAAAGAATAGTAGGTCTATCTAAACTAGCAAGAACATTAGAAACTTATGCTAGAAAGCTTCAGAATCAGGAGAGAATCACTAATCAAGTCGCAGAATACTTAGAAAATGAATTAAAACCTCTAGGAGTTGCGGTGGTTTTGAAAGCAAAACATATGTGTATGGAGATGCGAGGGGTAAAAAAACATGGAACTTATACCTCAACTTCTAAGATGACGGGGGTTTTTAAGACAGATGATAAAGCTAGAAACGAATTTCTTAACTTAATAAGATAAAAAAATGAAAGCATTAGTAATATTTAGTGGCGGTCAAGACTCTGTAACTTGTTTATATTGGGCAATTAATAATACTTTACGATTTGATGAAGTAGAAGCGATAACTTTTGACTACGGACAAAAGCATTCTATTGAATTAGATTGTGCTAAAAAGGTTTGTGATGAGTTAAATGTTAAACAAACAATTATTGATATTTCATTTTTAGATACTTTGGTTGAATCTGCCTTAACTTCTAATGGAGATGTAAATGAATTAAACGAAAAAGGATTACCTTCTTCATTTGTTCCTAATAGAAATCAACTATTTATTACTCTTGCTCACGCTTATGCTCAAAAGATAGGGGCAAAATATTTAATTGGTGGAATGTGTGAAACCGATTATTCTGGATATCCTGATTGTCGTAGAGAATTTATTGATTCAATTACTTTAGCTTCTAATATTGGGAGTGATTCAGAAATTGAGATTCTTACTCCGCTAATGTATTTAGATAAAGCAGAAACATTTCAATTAGCATTTGTAGGTGGATATCTTTATTCTGTGATAGAGAAATCTCATACTTGTTATAATGGAGTTAGAGAGAAGCTAAATGATTGGGGATATGGATGTGGAGATTGCCCCGCTTGTGATTTAAGAAAAAAAGGTTTCTACGAATTTTTAGCAAAGAATAATATTCAACAAGACGGAGAAAAATTCAAAATAAAATGATATTATACTTTGCCGGAAATGTAGGGGGCTTCAGACATAAAGAGAGTGCGATGGTTTCGGCTGACGCATATAATAATTTAATAACTTTTCACGATGTTAAACAAAATGGATTAAAAATGGAATTATATTTTGCAGGGGCAGAAGCCTTCAAATCAGTATTGGAAGAAATGAATACAACAAAAGAATTATTTTCTTATTATCATATTCCAAAGAGTAGAGCTAAAGATTTATTTGATAGACCTAGGAAGATTTTTTTAGACTCTGGAGGTTTTTCAGCTTTCACGCAAGGGGCAAATATTGATATTGATGAGTATTGTGATTTTATAATCAAATATAAAAAGCAAATAACTCATTATGCTCAGTTAGATGTGATAGGAGACGAGGCGGGAACAGAGAGAAATCAAAAGTATATGGAAAGTAGAGGTTTGAATCCATTGCCAGTATTTCATTTTAAGGGCGATTACAAGCGATTAGAGAGACTTTCTCAAGAATATGACTACATATGTCTAGGAGGGCTTGTGCCTCTCGCTAAGAATAAACCCGTTTTAATGGCTCATTTGGATAAATGTTTCTCTATTATTAAAAATAATTGTAAGGTTCATGGTTTTGGAATGACTGGTATGGATATATTAAAGAGATATCCTTGGTATTCTGTTGATTCTACTAGCTGGATTGAGGCTTCTAGGAGGGCAACCTACTATGAATTTAGAAACGGAGAGATGAAAATGTTTTCAACATCAGATAAAAAGAAAGCAAATTACAAATCAATAGGGTTTTCTGGAAAGAAAAAAGGTTTATGGAGACTAAGATTGATTCATTCAATTAAAGAATGGTTAAAATTAGAGAAGTATGTAACAGATTTATGGTTAAAAAAAGGAATAAAATATTAATTAAAAACACGAAAGATGAAAAAAGGATTTATAGATATAGAAGTTAAAAAATTAGTTAAAGCTGATTGGAATTATAAGGAAGAAAATGAGGCTCAGACTGAGAATCTACTTAATAATTTCAAGCGAAACGGACAGATTGAAAATATTTTAATTAGAGAATTGGATACTGGTTTTTATGAAGTTGTAAATGGAAATCACAGAGTCGATGTAATGAAGATTTTGAAAATGAAAAAAGCTCATGCTTATAATTGTGGGAAAATATCATTAGCCGAAGCACAAAGATTAGCGATTGAAACTAACGAAACTAAATTTGAATCTGATAATCTAAAAATGGCAGAATTAATTTCTACTTTATCAAAAGAATTTCCGGTTGAAGAATTATCAAAGACAATGCCCTTTACTGATGAACAAATTAAAAAAATGTCTGAGCTAACTGAATTCGATTGGAGTCAATATGATAACGAAGAAATAGATACTTTTGGAGATACTGAATTTGAAAAGGAAATTAAATTCAAAGTAACGGAAGAAACATTTGCAAGATGGGAAGAGTTAAAAGAGAGGGTAGGTAAATTAGGAGGGTATAATTCAGACGCTAAAGTTTTTGAGTTTGCTGTAATTGAAGCGCTTAATATTCCAGAGGAATGTTTGGGAGTATCGTAATGTTTGGGGTAGGTCTAGCAGTTGGTCTATATATTGCTACACAGATAGGATTGGGTATATCAAGAAATATCGAACGAAATAAATTGGAAGCAAATATTAAAAAATGGGAAGAGGAAGAAAAAAGACGCCGACAAAAATAAAAGAATTACAAGGCACACTCAAACCGGAAAGACAATTAGCAAATGAGATGCAAGTATCTTTGGTTCAAGAAATTCCAGAACCGCCTCAATGGTTAACAGAAATCGGGCAAGAGGAATGGATGAAAGTTTGTGGAGAATTATTTAATAAAAGAATGCTACATCAAATTGACTTACGATTAATTGAGGCTTATTGTAATGCGATGGCTTTACATATTGAAACAGAAATGATGTTGAGAGATAAAGGAAGAATTCAAGTATTCAAAAATTCAGATGGAACAATTAAACATACTCAGTCTGTTCCATTTCAAAAGATAGCAAATGATGCTTTAGATAGAGCATTAAAATTAGCGACTCAATTTGGCTTTACTCCATCTGCTAGAACCTCAATTCAACAACCTACTTTTATACAACAAAATAACGAATACAATTTCTTTGACTAAAGACGAAAAATATTACTTTGACGAAGCGGAAGCAGATAGAGCTGTTGCTTTTATTGAAACAATGATTAGGCATTGTAAAGGAGATTTAACTGGAAAATTATTAGTGTTAGAAGATTGGCAAAAAGATGATTTAATCCGTCCAATGTTTGGATGGAAAGACAAAGAAACCGGTCTAAGAAAGTATAGACAAATCTATTGCTGTATTCCTCGTAAAAATGGTAAATCGACTTTAGGAGCTGCGATAGCTCTTTATATTTTATTTGCTGACTCTGAAAGAGGGGCAGAGGTATTCTCTTGTGCTGGAGATAGAAATCAAGCCGGTATCATTTTTAATATTGCAAAGTCAATGGTTGAGATGTCGCCTCAATTATTTCAAAGGGCTAAGTTATATCGTAATTCAATTATGAATCCATCAAAAGGAAATACTTACAAAGTATTATCATCTGATGCAAAATTACAACATGGACATAATGCCCACGCTATCCTATTTGACGAATTACATACCCAGCCGAATCGTGAACTCTGGGATACGATGGTAACTTCAACGGGGGCAAGAAGTCAGCCGGTTATCTTAGCAATAACGACCGCCGGCTCAAGTAAAACAGATGGTAATATTTGTTGGGAGATTCACGATTATGCAATGAAGGTTCGTGATGGTTTAATTGATGATTCTAGTTTTTTACCAATTATATATGCTGCTGACGAAGATGACGATATCACTTGCGAAGAAGTATGGAAGAAAGCAAACCCTAATTATGGAAAGAGTATCAAAAAAGATTATTTTGAAAAGGAATCTAAAAAAGCAACAGAGATAGTATCCTATGAAAATTCGTTTAAGCGTCTTCATTTGAACATTTGGACTTCATCTGTTACTAAGTGGATTGGTGATAATATTTGGATGGAAAATGCTGAACCTTTTGATTTGGAAACATTAGCAGGGCGAGAATGTTGGGCGGGATTAGATTTAGCATCAACAAGAGATTTATCATCTTTGGTTTTATTATTTCCAATGGAAGATAATTTTATCGTAATACCTTATTTCTTTTGTCCTGAAGATAATATCTATAATAGAACAATGAAAGATAAGATTCCTTATAATCAATGGGAGAGAGACGGGTATTTGATTACTACTCCAGGAGATGTTCAGGATTACGATTTTATAAGAAAAACAATTAATGATTTAGGAGGTAAGTATAATATTAAAAGTATAGCTTTTGATAGATGGAATTCATCTCAACTAGTAGTTAATTTGGTTGATGATGGAGCGAGAATGAGTCCATTCGGACAAGGATATGCTAGTATGTCTGCCCCTACGAAAGAGTTAGAAAAATTAGTATTAAAAAAACAAATAAATCATCTATCTAACCCCGTATTAAGATGGCAAATGCAAAATGTATCTTTGAGAACTGACCCAGCAGAGAACATAAAAGTGGATAAGGCTCGGTCTTCTGAGAAGGTAGACGGGGTTGTGGCTTTAATTATGGCGATTGGGGAATTTCTTACTGATGAAAGTCCAGGAGAATCGATTTATAATGATAGAGGTTTAATAATTATTTAACTATGACAATACCATTAGAAATATTATGTTTGTTAAGTCCGAGAGGGTTTGAAGAAAGGTTTCATTCTCATTGTAAAAATCATAAACATTACTATAAAGCTTATGAAGAAACAGAAAAGGAATACGAATCTTACTTTGGAAAAAGGAGATACGCTAGCTATGATAGTTTTAGAGTAGTAATGAACAGAAAAATGAAACAAAGTTTCAATAATAAAAAATAATTAAATTGTATAATTGCAAAAATTCTTAAAATTTTATGGCTATATTCGATTTTTTCACTAATATATTTTCTGCAAGTGAAAAGCGGTCTGGGAGTTTTATTGACCCCAACTTATATAATCCCGGAGGGGGAAGCGGCATACCGGTCAATTCAGACTCTGCAGTAACTTTTACAGCAGTTTGGGCAGCAATTCGTATTTTATCAGAATCAGTAGCTCAGCTTCCTATCGGAGTAATTGAGAGGGAAGAAAATGGAGATAAAATAAATCGAACAGACCACTTTCTTTATAACATAATTCATAATAAACCGAATGAGTATCAAACAAGATTTGGATTCATTCAGAAAATAATGTATGATTTATGTATCAATGGAAACTCATATGTTCAAATAATAAGAAACGGAAGCGGTAGACCTATTGCTCTGTATCCTATATTGTGTACAGATGTAGAAATAAAAGAATTTGACGACAAATATTATTATTATAATAAAAATACTGGAGATGCTATTGAGTATGAAGAAATGCTTCATTTCAAAATAATGTCTAACGATGGAATGATAGGAATGTCGCCAATAGACACATGCGCAAATAGTATTTCGTGGGGGTTAGGATTAGAGAGATACGGAAATTCTTATTTTCAAAATGGAGCAAAAGTATCAGGAGTCTTACAAACAGACAGAGCATTATCTACTGAAGCAATTGATAGATTAAGAAATTCTTTTGATATGAATTATGCGAAGATTGGAGATTCAAATAAAACTCTAATTTTAGAAGAAGGATTAAAATTCAATACGATTAGTTTATCAAATGAGGCAAGCCAATTTTTAAGTAGTAGGCAATTCAGTATAGAAGAAATAGCTAGAATTTTTAATATTCCGCCTCACTTATTACGCGATTTAAGTAAATCTAGTTTCAATAATATACAAGAACAAAGTAGAGAATTTGTGCAATATTCTTTAATGCCTTACTTAACTATGATTGAGCAAGAGATGACTTGTAAATTATTAAAGAAAAAAGAAATCGGAACATTATTCTTTGAATTCAATACGAACGCTCTACTGAGAGGAAATCCAAAAGAGAGGGCAGAATATTATAGAACGATGTTAAACATAGGAGCGATGTCTATTAATGAAATTAGACAAAAAGAGAATATGAATAGAGTAGAGGAAGGAGATAATCTGTTTATGCAATTAAATATGGCAACGGTAGATACTATTATCAAAGGGGGAGACGCAGAAATTGTGAACGAAGAACAAATAGAAGAAGACACAGATGCCGATTCCTAAACCTTTGATTAATGAAAGCGATTCAGATTTTATGGATAGATGTATGAGTGATGATACAATGAAAAATGAATATGACGAAAAGCAAAGATTTGCTATATGTAAAACTAAATTAGAAAAAAAAGATATGAAGACAAATAATGAAAAAAGGCATGTAAAAGAAATAATAGAAGACGAAGAAACTATTACAATTGTATATGAAAAAACAGATGAATTTGAAGGGATTAAAATTTCGGATACCGATGACCCAGCAGACGACGATGCTGAGCCAATGGGTGAAGATGATACTGAAGAGGCTGATTCTCACTACGATGAAGAAGACGAAATGGTGGAAGATGAAGACGAGGTGGTGGAAGATGAAGAAGAAGACTTGGATGATGAAGATAGGGATGAGCATGAAGAAGAAGAAGTAGAGGAAGACGAGGAAGAAGAAGAAGGTGAAGAAGAAGTAGAAGAAGAAGAAGAAGAGGCTGACGAAGAAATGGAAGAAGACGAAGAGGAAGAGGAAGAGGAAGAAGAGGAAGAAAAGAAAAGAGACATTTGGAATCTTAAAGACTCAACAGAGAAAAGATTTTTTACTGTAGAAACAAGAGTAAAATCAAAAGGTAAAAAAAATGTTGTAGAGGGGCATGCGGCTGTGTTTAATGAATTAAGTGAAGACTTAGGTGGTTTTAGAGAAATGATAAAGCCGGGAGCATTTGATGAGGTTCTAGAAAATGATGTTCGTGCATTTTTTAATCACGACCCAAATTTTTTACTTGCTCGTTCATCTGCCGGAACACTTAAATTATCTACTGATAAAAAAGGATTAAAATATTCTTTTGATGTTCCAGATACAACAGCGGGTAGAGATTTATTGGTGTCTATGAAAAGAGGAGACATCACTCAGTCTAGTTTTGCTTTTCAAGTAGAAAAAGATTCTTGGAAAGATACGAACAAAGGTGAAGTTAGAACGATTGAAAAGGTTTCGAGACTATTTGATGTAAGTCCAGTATCTATTCCAGCTTACCCTACCGCAAACGACTTATCTATTGCTAAGCGCAGTAGAATGATATATAAAGACAAACAAAAAATGGAGGGCGAAAGAGAATACGAAAGACGTACGAGTTTACTTGGATTAAAAATTAATATAATTAAAAGAAAATAAAATGAAAAAGAGTCTAGACTTAAAAGAAACTCGTTCAGACTTAGTTTCTAAATTAGAAGGTGTGCATGGATTGGCTACTTCTGAGAAAAGAGAACTAACAAAAAGCGAGGCTAAAAAAGTTGATACTATGATTTCGAAAATTGATGATTTAGATGTAAACATCAAAAGAGCAGAAAAAATAGAATCAGAATTAAGAAGTGCTGCTGCAGTTAGTGGTGGTTCGATATCTCAGCCAAAAGCTGATAAGAGATATTCAATACAAAATGCTATAAATGGTTATATGAATAACAACCTTACTGGTATTGAGAAAGAATATCACGAAGAAGCAAAAAGAAGTAATAACATTACTGGAGTAGGTATTCCAACAATGGTATTTGGTTCTGAGAAAAGAAACAACCCTCAATTAACTTCTAACGCAACTGGAATGATTGAAACTCAGGTTGGAGATTGGGCAGGAACTTTACAGAATAAAACTGTATTAGGAGACCTTGCTACTTGGATGTATGGTTTATCTGGAGATATGAAATTACCTACATTAAGCGGAACAACGGCTGGATGGGGAACTGAAGTTGCTAACGCGACTGATGCTGCATCTGTTGTAGGTTCAACTACTCTACAGCCTAAGAAACTTTCTTCTTACATGGATATTTCAAAAATGTTATTAGCTCAAACTAATAATTCTGTTGAAGGTGTAATTAGAGATGATATGACTGCTGCGATTGCATCTGTATTAGAAGCTGCTGTATTAGGAGCTGATGCAGGGGCAGGGGCAACTCCACAAGGAGTATTCAATGCAGGAACTAATAATGTTGCTGCTGCTGCGGCATCATATGCTAACCTATTGGAGATGGAAAAAGACTTAGAAGTTGCTAATGCTGACTTTGGAAGACTTGCATTCTTAACTACTCCAGGAGGTAGAGCTTCACTTAAAAACTTAGTAGGTCAGCCTGGAACTGGAAGTTACGGTCAGCCAGCTTGGTATGAGGATACTATTGATGGATATATTGCTCGTTCAACAAACAATGTAAATGTTGCAGCGGGTGGTGGTTCTGACCAAGGATTAGTTTTAGGAAGATGGGATGATTGTGTAATCGGACAATTTGGAAACGCTTTAGATATTGTTGTAGACCCTTACACAAAAGCAATTTCAGGTGAGGTAAGATTAGTGATTTTATCATTCTGGGATGTTGTTTATAGAAGAGCTACAAGCTTCCAATATACTCACATTTCGTAATAAATTTTGGCAAGATTTTGGGGGTGAAATGCCCCCAATTTCAGCCATATTTTAGCAGTATATCACAAAACACAAGAATTCGCATAGAGCGCATTTTCCTGCGATTTAAGAGAGTTTACTAGATAAGTGATATATTACTATGCAAAACAAAAGTTCGTTGATTTACTAGGACTGAGCGAAAAGGTAAAAAAATATTATGGTAAATAAAAAAAACACTAAAAATTAACGCAAATGGCAAGAAGTGTAACAACAAATTATACAGATTCAAATCTATGTCTAACAGTGTCAGAAGCTAAAAAACATTTGCGTGTTTCAACATCATCGGACGACACTTATATTGAGTCTTTATTACACGCAGCGCAACAAGAATTTGAGAGATATTGCAATGTGTCAGTAATACAAAAAACATTTTATCAATATTGTGATACTTGGTGTGATACAACACAATTATATAATTCTCCAGCAGCGAATTCTGGCGCTCTTAATGTTGATGCTATTACTTATTATAATTTGAATAATGTTATTACAACTTGGAATGCTACAAATTATCTTGTTGATGGGGCTTCTGCTCCAGCGAGAGTTAGTTTGAATGTAGATAAAGATTATCCAGATATTGCAGATAGAAAAAATGCTATTATAATTCAATATACATCAGGCTTCAAAAAAGCAGGAAGTGTTCCTCAAGGAATAAAACAAGCGATTTTAATTTTAGTAGGTCAATGGTATGAGAATAGACAAGAAGCAATAGTAGGTAGAAGTGTTGGAAGTATTCCAATGACAGCAAGATACATTATGGATAGATATAGAATTAAAGACTTTGGATTATCATGTTAAGTATAGGAGAATTAGATTCGGAAATAGGAATACAATTAGCTTCAATTACTTTAGATGATATGGGAAGTAATAAGTTTTCTTGGCCGACTATTGACGATACAATGATTCATTATGCAAAAGTAGAATTCAAAGACGGGAAGAGTAGTGATGCGGAAGATAAAGTAACTAATATTATCAATGTAGAATTTACAATAAGAGATAATGGATACACTACTACTTCTAATGAATGGAACGCTCCTAATAATATGAGAATAGCTTATCCTTTAGTAAACGCTGCAATTTCTCTAGGAAGAACTCAATACTATTCTATTGATGGAGTGAGAGTTTGGGGGGGAAGAACAAAATGGAGAACTTTTATATGTTCAATAAATACTAACAAGACTAATTTGTATATAGGATGATAACAGCAAAATTAGAAGGAAGTGAAATAGCAATAAAAGGATTCAAAACTATTTTGGATGTTGTAAATGATAGACGAAAAATAAAAACACAAGTAATTCATCCAGCAGCAAAGATTGTAAAAAAAGTAATGATAGGATTGGCTCCTAAATTTAATGGAACAAGTTTTGATGTTTATAGAACTCCAAAAGCTTCTGGTTCTATGAGGGCGCCAAATGGAATGGGGAAGATATATGTATCTATTAAACCTGGACAATTGAAGAATTCGATTAAAGCTTTTACAACAAGAAGGTCTTCTAAGTCAGGGGCTATGTATATAGGTCCACGATATAAAAGCGGAACTTGGAAGAAGCCGGAAAAAGGAGGTTGGTATATGCATATGGTTCAATTCGGAACACAATTCGTTAAACCTCAGCCTTTTGTTAAACAAGCTTTATTAGCAACAAAAAAAGGTATTAGTAATTTGATGGAAAAGAGTTATAAAAAATTATTAGCTGAGGGGGCTAATAAAACATTAGGAGTATTTGAAGTAAAGTAATGGCAACAGCAATAGAAAAAGGAGTATACAATTTATTATCAACTTATGTCGCATTAAATACGGCTACAATAAGATTTGGCGCTGTAAATCAAACAGACTCTGTTTTGATGAACGGAGAGATTCCTTATATTGTTTTTTATAGAACCGGAACGAATGCTGAGGATACAAAAAGTGGGAGGTCAAGTTTAGATGTGGCAGATATTACTGTAAATATATTTTATAGTAATGCAAGTGGATGTAATGAATTAGCAGAAAAAGTGAGAGGCGCTTTAGATAGAAGGTCTGGAACTTTTAATGGATGTGTAATTCAAAGTATTCAATATACTAGTCAGTCAAATTTGTTTGAATTTAACGAAACATATAATAATAAAGGGGTATATCAAATCTCACAAAATTATTCTTGTCGATTTGAACCTAATTATCAATAAATAATAATACAATGAAAAAATATACTTTAATAAAAGACTTTGAAAATCAAAAAGAAGGAGATGTTATCTTTATACATGAAGGTCAAGTAGACTATTTTGTAGAAAAAGGATATATCAAAGCAAAAGGTAAAAGAAAAAAGACAAAAACAAAAGCTAAGATAGAGGATATACAAGAAAGTGAGAATAAAACAATGGAAATTAATTAATTACTAAAAAAAAGATAAATGGCAACAGACAATATTATAAATGGAACGCTGTGTGTGATTAAAACTGGAGCAGACCACGCATCAGCAACGGCAATAGCATTTTCTACTTCTGCGTCAATTTCTTTATCTATGGATACAAGAGACATTTCCAATAAATCTTCTGCAGGTTGGAGAGAATTATTGGAAGCACAAATGTCTTGGAGTGCATCGGTTGAGGGGTTATACGCTGAGAGAGATGCTTCAGGTTCAGCAGTAAAAGGATACGATGATATGTATGCTTTATTAACGGGTAGAACAGCAACTTACTTAGAATTAACATCAGGAGTGTCAGGTGATAAATATTATCACGGACAAGTCTTCTTAACTTCTTTAGAGCAAACAGCTCCATTGGAGGATAGTATGACTTTTTCTGCTACATTCGAGGGAACAGCAGCGCTATCTGAAGGAACTGAATCATAATTTACTAACTTTTGGGTGATGTATTGGGCGATTCTACCTTTCGTGGTGTCGCCCTCTACTAATCCCATATAAAACACGAAAGGAATATGTTTGAATATGTATCAATAAATGAAAAAAAGCGTCCATGTAAATTTGGATTTAATGCTCTGAGACATTTTAGTAGAATGACTGGAACATCAATATCAGAAATGGAAGCGTTAGGCGAAAATATGACATTTGATGTCGCTTTAGCTTTAATCTATTGTGGGTTAAAAGACGGGGCAAGGGCAGCAAAAGAGAATTTTGATTACTCTCTGGATGATTTAGGAGACGATTTAGATTACGATATGTCAGCAATTGAGAGATGTATGGTATTATTCGCTGAACAAATGGGGAAAAAACAAGTAGAAGGAGAAAAAAAAAGTCGCAAAAAGGCAAAGTCGAAATAGATAGAGTTGATTGGACTTTTGATAAGATTGAAGAAATAGGGTTAGGACAATTAGGAATGACTTACGAAAACCTATATTCTCTAACTCCTAGGGCTTTTTGGAATGCTTTAGACGGGTTTTGGACTCAGAAGGAAAATGAACAAAGGAAAGAGTGGGAGAGAACAAGATGGCAAACTTGTTTATTATTGAATGTTCATCTTCCTAAAAATAAGCAAATTGGAATTAAGAAATTAGTTACATTTGACTGGGAAAAAAGAGATGATATTGATACCTATGAAACAACGAAACAAGCATACGAAAGATATAAAAAATTAAAAAGAGCAAGGTAATATGAGTGATGCGGCATTAAATGTAAGACTAGGAGCGAAGACAGCAGAGTTTAATAAAAAGATGAACGCTGCTTCTCGTAAGATGCAAAAATTCGGTAAATCTATTGGAAACATAGGAAAATCTATGACTACAATGTTTACTATGCCTTTACTCGCTGCGGGTGGGGCTTCAATAAAACTTTCTTTAGATTTTCAAAAGTCAATGACTAAGATTCAGACTCTCGTTGGAAGAACGGGGGCTGAAATTGAGGTTATGAAAGCCGGTATTATGGATATGGCAATGGAGACTGCTAAAAGCCCCGTAGAATTAGCCGAAGGGCTTTATTTCCTTGAGTCTGCTGGACTTTCTGGGGCTAATGCGATGGAAACCTTAGAACAAGTAGCAAAAGGCTCAGCGAGTGGCTTAGGAGATATGGAGGCTTTATCTGTTGTTGCTGCCGCAGCTCAAAACGCTTATGGAGAGGAAACTCTATCTGCTTCTGAAGCTTTAGATAAGTTTGGAGTAATGGTAAGAACTGGTATGTTTGATGCACAAGAATTATCAAATGTATTAGGAAAACAATTAGGATTAGCTTCAAATCTTGGAATTTCTTTTGATGAAGTAGGGGCTTTAATATCTACTTATACTCAAACAACTGGAGATGCTACCGCAGCAACTAATGGTTTAAGCGCTATAATGATGACTTTTGCTAAATTAGAGTCTGAGCCTACTAAGAAGCAAGCGGAGGCCTTAGACGCGATAGGAATGAGTGCTGAGCAGGTTAAAACAATGATGGGAGAGCAGGGATTGATGGCGACAATGCAACATCTACAAACTCAATTTGAAGCGAATGGTGTTCCGATGGCTGATTTCTTTACAAAATCTCAAGCATTAAAAGGGGCATTAGGAGTATTAGGAACTCAGACAGAAGCTTATACAGATAATCTCAATGCAATGGGAGAATCTACTGAATTTGTTAATGGAGCTTTTTCAGAAACTTCAGAAACTGAGGCTTTCAAGATGGAACAAGCGATGAATGGCTTAAAAGTAGCCGGAACAGATTTAGGGAATCAATTAACTCCAGTAGTTACAATGATTACTAACAAGATTCAAGATTTAACTAAATGGTGGGGAGGCTTATCAGATGAGGCAAAAACTAGTATTGTAAAGTGGGCAGGATGGGTAGCAGTAGCAGGTCCAGCCTTAATGATAATTGGAAAGATGATTGTCTTTGGAGGTAAGGCGGTAAAATTATGGAAGGCATGGAGTAATGCAGTTAAAGTTGCCGGAGGTATTCAGGCTTGGTTTAATGGTATTTTAGCAGCGAACCCTATCGGATTAATAATTACTGCTATCGTAGCTGTAGTTGCAGCGGTTTGGTATTTTGCTACTTCATCTTCTGATGTTGCTATTACGGTAAGAAATGCTTTTAAGGCGGCGGCAAATTGGGTTATTGATGCTATAAACGGATTGATTAAGGGTGTAAATAAATTATCTGGAGCAATTGGTATTAAAGCTATTCCATTGATGTCAAAATTCAAGATGGAAGCTAAAAATGTTAAAACTGAAGTAAAAGATACTTCTGATGAAGTGCAAGATTTAGCAGATAATTTAGAAAGTATTCCTTCTCCTACAATAGATATTCCAGATTTTGATGCCGGTGATGATGATAGTGGTGGTGATGATGGTGGTGGTGATGATACAGACAAAGACTTAGAAGAAAAACAAAGAAAAGAAGAAGAAGCTAAAAGAAAATTAGAAGAAGCAGAAAAGAAATCACAAGAAAATATTAGGAAACTGAAACAACAATTTAATGTATTAAATGAATCAGATAAACACAAAGCAAATTTGATTTCTTTAGAAAATGCAAGAGAAAATGAATTATTAAAAGTAGAAGATACTCAATACGCAGAAGAGGAAAAAGCAGCTATCAATGATAAGTATAACAAGATGATAGAAACTGCTAATGCAAAAGCGGCTGAAAATTCAAAGTCTGCTTGGGAAAAATCATTAAAAGGAATCGAACAAGGATGGTCTTCTGTAAAAGATGTAGCGACTTCAGTTGTGGGGGGTATTAATGATGTATTACAAGCTCAGGCAGAACAACAGCAAATTACTTTAGAAAATCAACAAGAGCAAGAAAATTTAGACTACGAAAATTGGTATAATAGAGAGTTGGAAAAAATAGAAACTAAAAAGATGAATAAAGAGATGGAGGAAGAAGCCATCGCAAAGTTGGATGATAAGGCAGCAAAGAAGAAAATGGATTTGGAAAAGAAGCAAGATGCTGAGTCAAAAAAATTACAAAAGAAACAAGCAAAAAGAGATAAGAAAATGAAGATATTTTCTGCTATCGTTGCTACAGCAGAAGGTGTTGTTAGAGCGCTCGGAGGCTCTGCCCCTCCAGCTAACTTTATATTAGCAGGAATAGTCGCAGGAATGGGCGCTATGGAAATAGCAGCGATAAAATCTACTCCAATACCTATGGCGAAAGGGGGTATTGCTTTTGGACCTACTAATGCTTTAATTGGTGAGTATGCAGGGGCTAAAAATAATCCAGAAGTTGTAGCGCCTTTAGATAAACTAAAAGGTATGTTAGGAGAAAGTAATCAAAAACAGCAGGTTCAAATCTTCGGAACACTTAAAGGGAATGATATTTTCCTAACTAATGATTTAGCAAATACACACAGATTAAGATATACTTAAAAACGAATGGCGGGAATAATATATAATTCAGATTTTAGAAGCTTAAACGGAACTCCATATAGACTTCAAATTTGGGATACTGAACACTCTGGTTCAGTTAGAGATTTCGACACAACTCAAGGCTCTTTACAGATTAGTTTTGATACGTCTGGAGAGAATAAATTAACAGAAATTATTTGTAGTAATATAGAGTTTGAATTTATGGTTCAAACTGCAGCAGATGAAACTTGGATTGAATATCTGAGAGGCGATACAATTGAAGAAAAGGATGTTTATATTGTTTTATGGAATGGAACAACGGGGGGATATGAGGTTCAATGGAGTGGATATTTATTATTAGATTTAGGAGAAAAAACAGATGAGTCTTTTCCTTATGGAGTAACGATAAAAGGGGTTGATGGATTGTCTTTATTGAAAGATATAGACTTCGTTCATAATGCAGATACAAATAGCCCTCCATATGCAATGAACGATACCTATATTTTACCCGCTAATACTCCATCAGGAGCGAGGTATGCTAATTATATTAAATGGATAGTCGAGATTCTAGGGTATGCAGATTTTATGGATACATCTACTTGCCCTAACTCTGGAGTGCCAGCTTGGAAAATTCAAACAGCAGTAAATTGGTATAATGTAGAACATGGTTCAATATCTGGAACTTTAACTAGTTTAGACCCTTTGAGATATACTGCTTGTAATGGAGAACAATTTTACAAACAAAGCGGTCAGTCAAATACTGGTGTTTTATACTATAAACCTTTAAGTGTTTATGATGCTTTACAAAATATTTGTAGAGCTTGGGGAATGAGATGTGTAATGTATAATAATGTAGTCTATTTTATTCAGGTTGCAGAATATAGAAGAACAGAATCTGGAACGGTAGGTATTCCAGATAATGTTAAAACGACTACATATACTAAGGCGGGAACTTATGTATCTTCTAATGAAGCTTTAGGAGGAAATAGTATTGATAGATTTGAGTTAGATATTGAAAATTCAACTTCTGCAACTGATGGATTACAAAAATTAGCAGGAACGACTTGGGGAGAATATCCAATAGTTAAAAAAGTATCTACTAATTTTCCATCGATATCAAATTTTAATGGTTATACCGGTTTTCCTATGTTATATGGAAAAGACCAAAGCCCAAAAACATGGCCGACTTTTGGAGTAGCTTCTCCTGGAGTTATTTCTGGAAGATGGGAAGATACAACTAAGCCTCTAGGAACATTCAATGATGCATATTTACTAGATGGTTTTTATATGATGATATCTTTACAATTTATGAATACTTATCCAGATGATGTAGAGTTTCAAATGGCTTGGACGATAAGGGCAAAACCTACTTCTTCATCTACTTGGTCTTCATCTGATGCATTAGTAGCAACTTGGAGTCAGGATATGCCATCTGGAAATTGGCAATTATATTGGGAGCCTTACTATCCGTTAAATGATTTGAATACTGAAATGGGAGGTATGCCGAGTTATGATGGAAGATTTATTAATCAATGGAATTCTACTTTAGGAAATACAAATGGAAATGTAGATGACCAAATGTTTTTCAAAAATGTAGTCATTCCTCATGGAGTTTCAACAATAGATATTATCTCAGGAACAGAAGTAGGTAATAATGGGAATTTAATGCCTATCCATCCTAATATGCAAGGAGATTGGGATTTTGAATTAGTCGCTAGACATCATGGACCTAGTCATAATTACGGAGCTTGGTTTGCTGATTGGCATGGAGCTACAGCAAAGATACCTCCATACCCTCCAATTACCGCGCCTCCTTGGGCTAATATTCAAGCGGGTTACGACCCAGATTACCCTAACCCTCCAGGAACATTATATTATGGAATGTGGGGTCCGACCTATTCGGTTTGGTATAATGATTTATCGCCATCGCTTGGATTATGTATGTTTTCTCCAGTAACTGGAGGGGCTATTGGTTCAACTTCTTATAATACTCAATATTTTACATCAACAAATGATTCTTACATATTGAATATTAAAGACACTTTGTGGGGAGATACTGATGCTCAAGATGTTCCAGGTTCATTAAAAGTATATAATGGAACAGCATGGAAATTTACTGATTATCTTGGTAAGTGGGGTAGAGGGGTTTCAAATGGTAGTAATTCTTTTACTGAGATGTTATGTTCTGATGCCTTAAACATGCAAAATATTCCATCTCAAAAAGGAAATTATACTTTAGCATTAAGTGTATCAAATAAAAATCTAAGTGGTTCTGCTTCATATCCGAAATATGTTAATCCAATTGGTAGAGTGATTGAAAAATTGAATAATTATAAATTCGTTCCATTAAAAATGACTCAAATTATTGATATGGATGAAACTTCTGGAATGTGGTTTCAAATGGTTTGGAATGAGGCAGCAGCAACTACAACAACTAATCCTAATGGCGGAGGTCCAGATGACCCTATTGACCCGCATGGACCTGTTGATGATGATGACGTAGGCGTAGGTGTAATTAGAAACGAGCAATCTGCTTTAGCAATGAAATCGATTAGCGCTCAAAGTCAATTTTCACAAAGAAAAATGATGCAACCGATTTTAACTATTAATGATAATAAAAGAAGGTCTTTGAAAGATACTACCTATGCTTTTACTTCATTAAATGTAGCTTCCGCAGGGCATACTCAAGGTCAAACATTAAAGACCGGAGATACGGTTATTTTAGAAGAAAAGGGTAGAATCGCAGAATTAACTTTAACTGCTGATTTTGTTTTAGTTTCTGAGGCAACAGAAGAAAACCCTGCTTCAACTTCTATTCAATTTGCTTCTACTCGTTTATTATGGAATGTTACGGAAAAAGCAGTAATTTATGCAGATGTAGCAAATTGGTATAATCAGTCATTAAGACAAACAAAAGGCTCGGTTGCAGGATTTACAGTAAGTGATACGGGGCTAACAAAAGGTGGAATTACGATAGATGGGTTTCTCGATTCTGATACTATGACGGGGGCTTCTGCTACAAAGATTCCAACTTCGGAATCAGTAAAAGCTTATGTAGATGCTCAAGCAGGGGGAGGGGGAGATGTCAATTCAAACTATGGAAGTTATAAATGCACTGGAACTACCACTACCTCAGCATCAACGGGGGAAAGTAATGCAGTTACCGTTCCTTTTAATTCTGAGGTAATTACAAGCGTATCAACGACTATAGTTTTATATACAGCAGAAGGTCCAGGTTCAATTAGCAACGCGGCTTATTCTTTTAAGTTAGGAGCTACGGGGTATTTTGAGATAGCTTGGACGGTAGGAACAAATACAAATATAATAAATAATAGAATTTTAACTGGTGTTAAATTACAGTATGGAACATCTGAGGGAGAGACTATAGGATGGTCGGATTATTCTCCATCGCATGGATATATTTACGACAGAGGAAACGGGGCGGTAAGAAAAGGCTCAATGTCAAATAGCGTATTTTATAGAAATACAGCTAGCGCAGAAAATCCCGTTTATTTTAGATTAGTAATATGGAAAGAAGCAGCGAGTAATGGTAGTATGAATGCTATTACTTTAACTAATGCGTGTAATTTAAGAATAAAGCAATTACAATAATGAAAACAGAGATAAAAGATACAGCAGAATTTATTGGAGTTAATGCGACTGGAATATTGATGAGTTTAACCGATTTAGATGCGATTTTACGAACTTTAATCTTAGTTTCAACATTAGTATACTCCATATTAAAAATAATTCGTTATATCAAAGAAAATGAAAGTAAAAAAAAATGAGTGAAAAAGATAGAAATTACCCTCCGCTAAAATATTTCAAAAGAAGTGAGTTTGCTTGCCCAACTGATGCAGATTCTGGAGAGAATATGGATGCGTCATTTTTACAGAAATTAGATTCTGCTAGAGGAAAGGCAAATATTCCATTCAAAATTAATTCAGGATATCGTTCTCCGGCTCATAATACTGCGGTAGGAGGGGTTAAAAACTCTTCGCATATGAATATACCTTGTAATGCGGCTGATATAGCAGTAAAAGATGGTAGAGAGCGATTCCTGATACTAGTATCATTAATGAGTGAAGGTTTTACTCGTTTTGGTATTGGGAAAAATTTCATTCATGTTGACTCTGACGATAGGGTGAACGGGGGTGATAAAAGTCCAAATGTTATTTGGCATTATTATTAATCAAAAATTATAAAAAATGAAAAATTGGTTTCAAGCATTATTCGTAAAACAAATTTTAACAAGTAAAAAGTTTTGGTATGCTATTTCATCTGTAATTGTTCCGGCTATAATGAGTAGTTTAGGGGTAGATGAACAGACTGCTACTAACTTATTTATTGCATTATTATCTTTAGCTGGTTTTCAAGGTCTTGCAGATTTTGGAAAGGAAGCAAAAAAGAAATAGTGAAGCAATATAGACCACGATTGACTGAATCTGAGAACAGATTAATTAGTGACTTTCGTAATGCCAAAAATGTAGGGATTATAGGAGACACTCATCTTCCATATTGTATCAAAGAAACTCCAGAACACTTATCCTATTTACAATTTTGTTATGAGACCTTTAATAGATTTGGTTGTTCTGAGATAATACATATAGGAGACGAATGTGACAACGCGGCTTTATCATATCATCAAGGAGAAGTAGAGATGCCTAATATAACAAGTGAGGCAGAACAAGCTCAAATGCAATTAAATGAATGGTATAAGACTTTTCCAGATGTAAAAGTTTGCGTAGGAAATCACTCGGCTCTTCCTTTCAGACAAGCAACTACGGCAGGTATTCCAAAAAGATTTATGAAAACCTATGAAGAAATCTGGAACGCTCCAGATGGGTGGAAGTGGCAATTACAATGGGAAATAGATGGTGTATTATATGAACATGGAACGGGAACTTCAGGTCAGAACGGGGCTAGAAATCGTGCTATTGCAAATAGACAATCTACCGTAATAGGTCATTCGCATTCTTTTGGGGGGGTATCATATATGGCAAGTCGTAATGATATGATATTCGGATTAAATGTAGGTTGCGGAATATCAGTAAATCATATGGCTTTTGCTTATGGAAAACATTTTCCAAAGAAGCCAACTATTGGATGTGGTATTGTTTTAGATGAGGGTAGAACGGGTATTTTTATTCCTATGAATTTAGGTTCAAAAGTTATTAGGAAATAATTGTTAATAAAATAATTGTATCTTTGGCATATGTTTCATAATTGATACTACATTTGGAACTACAAATTCGTAACTGATTTTGTGACTCTACATTCGTAGTTTCAGTTTTTGTTTTGAGAGCCTCCTTAATTGGGGGCTTTCTTTTTTATCTGATTTGCGCAAGTTTCCAATCACAATACTCCAAAATCACTCAAATTTTCCCCACTTTTAGAAACCAAAAACGCAGAAAAACGCATTCTTATCTAGTAAAATAATTTTATTTTGGTGTTGAAAAGGGTAGGTTATTAACCTTTTCTTTGTATATTTGAGCATCAATAATGATAAAAACAAAAACAAAAACTAAAATTATGAAAACAATTATCAAATCAAACAGAACTTTCGGAGTAGAAATCGAATTCAATTCGAGTGTTTCACAAACTACAGTAGCTAATATCTTAAATAATAAATTCAGAAGTATTGAATTTAAGGGTGAGGGATATAATCATGCTACCGTTCCTTATTGGAAAATTATCACAGACTCATCTGTAAGTGATAGATTAGGTTATGGTTTAGAAATCGTAAGCCCTATATTAAAAGGTAAAAAAGGATTAAAAGAGGTTCAAAGAATATTAGATGTAATGGATAATAATGAGAATTTTGAAGTAGATATTACTTGTGGAATTCATGTTCATGTAGATGTAAATAATCAGTCGGCTCAGGAAATCGCTAATTGTGTTAAATTATATGCTAAGCAGTCTGAGTATATCGATGCTATATTACAACCGAGTAGAAGAGCGGGTGGTTCAAAGGGTGAGAGATGGGCTAGAAATGCTTATAATAGAATGAATATAGAGGCGGGTAATAATGAGAGATTATTTAATGAAATTGATTCTTGTCTAGAAAATAGAGGTAATACTACATTAAGTCAAATCAATGAATTATGTTCTTATATGGGAGGAAGATATAATGCAGTTAATTTGAATGCTTATAGAAAATATGGAACTGTAGAATACAGACAACATGGTGGTTCTTTAAGTGCTGAGAAAGTTTGTAATTGGATAGTATTCGTTACTAATTTGACAGATAGAGCTTGTAAAGCAAGAAAGATTTTTAAGACTGAGACATCATTTGTAAAGACTTTTGGATGCTCTAAGCAATTAAAGAAATTCGCTTCAAATAGAGCCGTTCATTTTGGGTTTAATCAATTTGAAATAGTAGAAGATGAAATCGTTAGAGTGTCTGGAAAAGATTTAGCAGAGGGTGTTGAATTAGTTAAATTATCAAATGGTTCTTTTCAATTATTTGCTAATGGTAATCTATTAGATAATACTATGAGTCATTTGAAACAATTCGCTATCGCTTTGGGAATTGATTTTGAGGGTATGAATACAAGAAGATTAGGTCAGGCTTTATTGTCTGCCTAGTCTTAATTAATAATTAATAATAAATAAAAACAAAAAATTATGTGTGGATTAATAGGATTTACGAGTAATGGGATTCAAGCCGACCCAGTCATTTTAAGAAAATTGATGAAGGCTAATGATAGTAGAGGTGGTCATTCGACAGGATATTATGATGGAGATTGTCTTAATAAGACGATTGGAAAATCAGATTCTTTGCCGATGCCGAAAAGAAGTGAAATTTTTATAGGTCATACGAGATATGCGACTCATGGAAAAAAGACAATTGCTAATCAACATCCATTTCAATATGGAGAAGTGATTGGCGCTCATAATGGTGTCGTTCATAATTATCGAGAAGTAGGAGAGAAATTTGATTTGGAAAAGACTGAGGTAGATTCTCAGATGATTTTTAAGGTATTAAATAAATCTCAGCGATTAGATACATTAGGAAAGTTTTCAGGCGCCTTAGCCACTCTCTTTACTATGGGAGACGGTAAATTATATACTTATAGAAAGACTAATCCTTTATGGGTAGGTAGAGATAATAGAGGGGGGGTGTATTTTTCTTCATTAAGAGATGTGATGATTGAATGTCAATTGAATAATATATTTCAATTAAAAGAGGGTAGAGTTTATGTTTGGGATGAAGGAAAAGTAATCGCTAAATATGATATCGAGCTTGACCCTATTGCTTCAAAATATTCAAAGGTAAAAAAGCAATGGTGGGAATATGGAATATCAAATCAAAGAAAGACTTATTGGACTCCAAAGAAATCAGTATATTCTGGAATTACGGATATGTATGACAAGGTTGATGATATTGATATTACAGATTATGATTTGACAGAAAATCAAGACCAATTGGATATGTTTGATAATAGATGTGAATGTCAGGAAGATAGTAGTGATTTCTGCTTTTGTATATTATAATGAAATTAATAACTACATATAAATGGAAGTGCGTTTATAAAATGGAGGGCGAGATGTTTATATCAGATTCTTACTCAGATTTGGTTAGACAAATGAGAATGATTGTTTATTCTCAGCCCTCCACAAACGCTCAACATCGAAAAGAGGCTAAAAAAAGATTTTATAACTGGGATAGAACTATATTAGATGATACTTCGGATAAATCATTTGTAATCGATTTAATCAAGATGGGATATGTTAAGGTATTGTCTTGTGTGAGAGAACCCCTTAAATCGCAGGAAAATGAATAATAACACTAAATATAATACAATGACTAAAGAAAGATACTTGTGGTATAAAAAAGAAATCGAAAGATTAAGAAAATTAGATACTGAAATTACTAACAGAGTGAGAGCGACTTACTCAATTAAAATCAAAAATTAAAATTATGAATCACGAAGACAAAATGAAATGTTTGGAAGAGCATTTGAAGAACCCTATTATTAAAAGAAAAGAAATAGCCGAGAATAAACTTTTTATTCTGGACGGAATTATGGCTGGAGACTTACCGGTTTATCGAAAATATATTTGGCGAAGTATGATTAATCCAGATACATTGAGGTGGCTATTCAAGATAGATGTTGTTCAAGGTAGATTGGAAGTAGATAGAATTAAGTTTGAAGAAAATGGTAGAGTAGAATTTGATACTCAGAATCATTCTATTGTATTGGATGAGGAATACGAAGAAGCAACAGAAGATGAATGGAGAAACGGAACTCATAAATTAATTAAATACATTCGAGGTAATGAGTAGTTATGATAATTGGAAATTAAGTAATCCTATAGATGACGGGGTAGGCTATAATATGGTTAGTCGATGCTGTGGGGTTGAGATGGAAGATTCTGATAGGAGTGATTGTTGTGATGCTAGAATGTGTACTGATAGAATGATGTGTTATGAATGTAAAGACCATTGCGGAACATTTGAAGTATGCTCAGAATGTGGGTGTGATGCAGATACGATTGAAGATTATGAATACGAAGCTCTACAAAAAGAATCTTGGGATGAAATGAGAGCAGATGGTGAAAGAGATGAACGCTAATAATAGGGGATGCCGAAAACCTTTAATAGAGTAGGCAATAACTTTCTAAAAATAATATTATGAAAGGAATCGAAGTAAGTGCTGAAAGCACAAATGAAAGGGAGATTGTTCCCAATGGAACTCATGTTGCGAGATGTTATCAAATGATACATCTAGGAACACAAGAGTTTGAATATCAAGGAGAATTAAAGAGGTCAAATAAAATTAGATTGACTTTTGAAATTCCAACAGAAATGAGAGAGTATGGAGGAGAACAGAAGCCGATGGTTATATCAAAAGAATATACTTTATCATTACATGAGAAATCAAATTTAAGGAAAGACTTAGAGTCTTGGAGGGGGGAAGCTTTTACTGGAACTCCACGATTTGATATTACCGATATGATGGGGGGGTGTTGTATGATTACAATTACTCATAAAGTATCGAATGCTGGAAATAAATATGCTGCGGTAACCGGAGTATCTAAATTGCCGGCTGGCTGGGATTGTCCAGACCAAATTAATGAATCATTCATTTTTAATTTTTATGATAACTTTAATCAAGATTGGTTGAATCAACAACCGGAATGGATTCAAGAGCAAATAAAAAATACAGATGAATATACTTCTAAAATAAATCAAATTAAACATCAAGAATAATGGAGGAAATTGTGATGAGGGCGAAAATTGTTATCGCTAATCTTTTCAGTTTTGATGTTAAACATTTTGAGAATCATAACACAAGAACTAAAGATGTTATGGAAGGAAGGAGATACTTAATGTATTTTCTAAGGGAAGACATTGGAATGACTTTCCATCAGATAAGAAAGTTTATTCCAGCAATTACTAATCACGCAACTATCATCCATCATTGTAAGAAGATGGGTGAGTTGCTTGATGTTGAAAGACCTTTGAAAAGAAGATACAACTTATTCAAATCTCAAATGTTAGACGATGATAAATATGTAATCGAAACAGAAATAGTTAAGCGAGTAGAAGAAAGGAAGAAAATTAATAACGAATTGTATAAATTAAAAAAATTATTATGATAGTAAATGGAATCAAATGTAATTCACAAACTGAGGCGGTATTGAATTACTTAAAATCTGGGAAGCAATTATCTCAGGAAGAAGCCTACGATTTAGTTGGAACTCAAAGACTCGGAGCTATTATCTTTAATCTTAGAGAAAAGGGATATGATATTTATTCTTTATATTGTGAGGGAGAAAATAGATTTGGTAATAGTGTAAGATTTGTTAAATATTGTTTCGGCTCTACTCAAGAACAATGTGATAGAATTGAGAATGGAGAATCCTAGTTATTGGGCTATCATCCCAGCAAGAGTAAGGTATTCGGATATTAAACCGAATGCTAAACTCTTGTATGGTGAGATAACTTGTCTTACAAATAAGATGGGTTATTGCTTTGCGACAAATAATTACTTTGCTAAATTATATAATGTATCTAAAAATACTATTTCACTTTGGATTAAAGAACTGAAAGACAAAGGGTTTGTTTCTGTTGAGATGATATACAAAGACAAGCAGATAATAGAAAGAAGAATAGGTATCACTAAATTTAGTGAGGGGGGTGTCATTAAAAAGGATGAGGATAATAAAATAAAGATTAATACTATAAAAGATATATCATATAGGAAAAAGGAATTTCAAAGTTTAGTTTCCAGATTGGATTATGATACTAAAAATAAAGTAGAGTTTTGTGAATATTGGACAGAGCAGAATCAAAAAGGAACAAAGATGAGATTTGAAATGGAAAAGACTTTTGATATTAATTTGCGATTAAAAAGATGGATGCGAAACAATTCAAATTGGAAAAAGCCAACTCAAAAATCTAAAATAAAAACCTCAATAAATGCCCATCAAAAAGCAAGAGAAATGATAAGGAAAATGAATAATAATCTAAATACTTAATCTGCGCGTGAAGCTATGTTTCCTGCGATTTAAGAGATTTACTCTATTCGCTAATAGGATACTATGTAATTTAAGAGAAACGCGTTTTACTAGATATAGAAAATGAAAAAAATAAAAGACATCCCGATTGAAAGTTTGAGAGAATTTAGCTGTGATTTACTAGGCAGAACTTATATGGAATTAGGTCAAAGACCGAGCGAGGAAGATATCGTAACTTTCGCTATGATTTTAGCAGAAGACTTAAAAGAAGATTTCTTTAATTTAGAACTTCAAGATATTCAACAAGCATTCAGACAAGGAATAAGAAACACAGACGAATTTCATATTACCGTTAAAACTTATTACAAATGGATAAAGGCTCACAGACAATTAATTTGGGATAATAATACAAAAGAAAAACAATATCGAGATAAGCGATTAGCTTACAGAAGTCCAAACGGGACGGGTATGAAATCAATATCAACTAATATAAATAAATTAAATTATGAACAAAAACGGAAATTGGAGAATTAAAAACTCAGATGAGGAATTGCCTCAAGATATTCAAGATGCTTTGAATGAAGCAATGAATACTTATCAAAATGAAAATGGAGAAACTTTGAAAGAAGCTTTTGATAAGGAAGCTGGAATCAAAAAAGATATAGGATATCAACGCAGAGGGTATTATCGAAAACCTTTAACTAAGACTTATCAAAAAGAGATGCTACAAAAAGATAAAGTAGTCTATGTTCAAGGAGATAAGTTAATCAAATGGACTGAAGATAATTTTATTGATGAAGTTGTAGATGGAATAAGAGCAGAAATCAATTACGATTACCCAGACCATGTTTTAGATTTCGTAGAGCATATACCATTAAATATATGTGGTGTTGATGGAGATGAATTCTCTGATTCATTAAGAGTAGCTTATGTAGATAAAATTAAAATTATTGTAATAGATGGGGAGGAACAAGAAATATTACAAGGCTATCTTAGAGGTGATGGTTCTAACATTTTATACAGTTAATTATGAGACAGAAAGTATTTGTTTATGGAACATTAAAATCAGGACATCACAATAATAGTTTATTAGAAAACTCTACTAAGATAGGGGAGGCCTGGACTAAAAAAGAATATACATTATTGGAAGACCATTACAATGGATTACCTTATGTAACAAAAGAAAAGAGTTATGCTATTCATGGAGAAGTTTACGAAGTAGATGAATGGACTTTTATGATGTTAGATAATTTAGAGGGGCATCCTCATTTTTATTGTAGAGAACTAATTGAAATTTTTATTCCTTGCATTGATGATTTTGCAATTGATGATGGAAGAGTAAAGTATGACTTAATGGAAGATAGGGCGTGGCTCTATTTTTTAGGAGATGGTTACGATACCAGACAAGTTAGAAAATTACCTAACGGTTCGTGGTAATGAAATCAGTAAATAGTTTAAGCGGGGGAAAGACTTCAAGTTATATTGCAGTTAAGTATCCCGCTGATTATAATGTATTCGCATTAGTTAGAACTGACGATAGAAATTGTTTATTTCCAGATGAAAAAATCAGACAAATTGTTTCAGATAAAATTGGAAAAGAATTTATAGGAACTTTAGAGATGGATACTATAATATATACAATGTTAGATTTAGAACAATTTATTGGAAAGAAAATACATTGGGTTTCTGGAATTACTTTTGATAAGGAAGTAAATCGAAATGGATTATTACCCAGTCCGCTTAGAAGATATTGCACAGCGCAATTAAAACAATATCCTATTTTTCAGTGGTGGCAAAAACATATAAATGAAGTATGTGAAATGAGGATTGGTTTTAGAGCCAACGAGCAAAGGAGGGCTAGTAATATGTTAAAGCATTGTAATGAAAGAGGGTATAGGGAAGAAAAACATATCATTGGAAAATTAAAGGATGGTCGAAATAAATGGACAAAAACAGAATGGCAGAAACCGATATTCCCTTTAATCAATATCGAGAATCCAATTTACAAAATAGATATAGAAAACTATTGGAAAGATAAACCGGTTCGATTCGCTGAGTTAAATAATTGTGTAGGATGTTTTCACAGAAGTATTCCTTTATTAAAAAAGATGTGGCAGACCCACGAAAATAAAATGCAATTCTTTTCAGACTTAGAAAAAGATAGATACTATCCAAACGATACATTGAAAGCAACAGATGATATAACTTATCAAATGATTAAAGAATGGAAATTACAAACAGAATTATCTTTTGATGATTTTGATGATTGTGATTCAGGATATTGTGGCTTATGAAAGAGAGAGATACATTTGGAAGTGAATTAAAAGAAAAATTAAATGATTACAGATGTCATCTTTTATCACTTGAGGAGATAATACATTTTTTAGATGATTATTATAGGAGAAAAAAACCTTTTATAAAACAATGTGATGAATTTACTAAAACTTATAAAGAATTATTGAAAAAAAAATTGTAAGATTGCAAAATGAATACTAATCCAAAAAGAGAGGCAAACGAAACTTACGAGGATTATAAAATTCGTCAAAAAGAAATTAAAAAAAGAGAAAAATTCAGATTGCAAGGTGAATTAGTATGGGAATCGAAAAGAGATGGAACATATATTAAGAAAATTCACGGAGAATTAAAATGAAAGCAATAATTCAGTTTGAAATTCCAGATTCAAAAGATTCTCAAAAAGACAAAGAGAAATTAATTCAAGATATTGTAAATATTGTAGATGAATGGCTCAAAGGCGAAAGAATTATTAATATAGATTTTATTCAAACTTATGAAAACAATAAAACGAACGATTTTATTGATTGGGAAGCTGATACAACTCTTAATTGACGCAATATTTGGATTAGCAATTACATTGATAACAATTATCATTGTTTTTCCCCTATCATTTTTGTATCAACGCGTAAAAGTCGCTTATTACGAGATAAAAGAGCTATTAGAGTAAAAATACGCTTGTTTTCCTGCGATTTCCTGCATTTTTAAGATTTTTACATATTAGACGTCCAAACTAACATTTTTTTATATCTTTGCGCCGTATTCATAATCTTTACCTAGTATGTCGGAAGCACAATTACAAACAAATGTCGTAAAATACCTGAGATTCCAATATCCGCAAGTAATATATTGTGCATCGCTTGGTGGTCAATACCAGCGATACCCCAGCCAAAGAAATAAGGCAAAAGCCACTGGTTATGTAAAGGGGTTTCCTGACTTAGGTATCTATGAGCCAATAGGGCGGTATGCGGGTTTATTTATTGAGATAAAAGAAAAGGGATACCCTACAAAAGAACAAAAAGATTGGATTACTAAATTAAACAAAAGAGGATACTACGCTTGTATAGGAAAAGGCTTTGATTCTACTATTAAGATAATAGATGATTACCTTAACGATAATATAGGCAATGAAGAAGATATCAGACAAACAGAAGATAATAAACAAAGAGTTAAAGAGAGTATATAAAGAGATAGCAGATACTAGACCTCATTATTGTTCTGGATGTGGTAGGGGAGACCTACCCCTCAGTCATTCCCATATAATACCCCGTAGTCGTAGGAGAGATTTAATAACAGACCCTCGCAATATAACTTATCATTGCCTAGGGGGGATAGATGGTAGGAAAGGATGTCACGAACTATGGGAGGGTTGTATAGAAGATAAACAAAAGCTATTAGACTATGGGGATAATATGGAATACATCCTTGAAGTAGATACTGAATACTACTACATACTAACTGAATTAAACTCTGATGCCTAACTTCCCTAAGACAAAGAGAAGACCTTGGATACCAAAGAGAGAGAGAACCTCTCAAGGATTAAAGCCTGCTTCACGCTCAACTGATGAACACATCGCCTTTTATAATTCTAAGCGATGGAGAAGCCTTAGAAACTATTATATACAGATGAATCCTCTATGTGAGTTATGTGAGAAAGCTGGCTATGTTATATCAGGACAATGCGTAGACCATATCGAACCGATGCGTTTTGGTGGTTCAAAGACCTCATTAGATAACCTCCAGACATTATGTAAT